TGTTTGCGTCTCTTGAGGGTATACTTCCCATCCTTTTTTAGACGGGCACGGAGATGCCGTAGTACGGTGGCGGTGTCCTCCATCTCGGTCAGCCCTAGGATTTCTCCGCTGGTCAGGCCATTGGGGGCTTCCAGGAGGGCGATGATCACGTCATCGAGCTGTCGCTGGATTTTGTCGAACTGGTGCTGTCTCTCGTCGTTGACTCTCTTGGCCTCCTGGGCTCGCTGGACCATGGAGGCGATCAGCTGTTTCTTATCCTCAGGGATGGTAGATAATTGTGGCGTGAGGACTTGCGGGTTCTCGCTCAGCTCTACGGTTACGACTACGTCTGGAATTACTAGGTCATCCGGTGTCATTATGAAGTCCTGCGTGTTCAGCGGTTCCACTGAAAATCTCAACACTTCCATGAACATCCGCCTGGAGGACGGCCAGGTCGTGGAAGTCTGGATCTCCGATCAATACGCCGATGATGCTACTCCCCGGGCAGTTAGGGAAGCATACCAGAAGCGGCAGCAGCAGGAAATGCAGAGCAGCGAAAAGTGGCTGCAACTCCAGAAACTCGCCAAGGAGCTTGGCCTGGAGCTACCGATGCCCGGCCAGGCTCCGGCTTCCCCAGCTCCGATCGCCAACCCAACTCCTGCCGCTCCAGTGGCCCAGGCCCTCCCCAAGCGGAATACATTCAACAGCAAGCCAATCCTGGAGAGTAACGACCCTAACGTCAGGGTGGTGGACGGTCGCACAGCAGATACCAAGATGGCCCAAGTCAACATTAATAATACTGCACCATCCCAGCTTGGGGTTGGCGGCTTGAGCAATCAGTACGCTATTCGATCGATCTGCATGGCCTGCAACGGCACTGGCGAAACCCGGGGAGGCCAGCCCTGCCCACGCTGCGAGGGCACGGGTGGCGACAACGCTAAGGATTTGAAGGATGGCGAAGTAGCTTCAATCGAGCGGGTCAAGGGACGCAATGGCCTGGAGATCGCTATTCCGACCAAGCGTGTCGGCAAGATGGGGACTACCACTGTGCGGGTCGTCGATAATGGCGGCGACCGCAACCTACAGGATCGCTTCAAGAGCATGGCTCATGCGTCGATGGGTGGGCAGGCACCAGACTTCCGTAATGGCTACGACGCTCGCTTCGTGCAGTGCGGAATGTGCCACGGTAAGGGCATAACCATGGGCCAGACCTGCCCCAAGTGCGGTGGTGCTGGGGAATTCCAGCACAGCAATTTCTAAATTTGCGGATTATTCTTGCCCAACCCAAAGAACTGGCGGTGCCTGGGCTTGAGCGGTACTGGAGTGGGCAATACTGTCGGGGACTGGGCAGGAATCCCTGGCCCCTTCTTGCTATTTAGAGTAGACTTCAAGCCGCTCAGACGCATAGCCTTGGCAATCTTGTTGCCTAGCCCCTTAGCCTTTCCTACACCGTAGGGGTCAGCCATTATTGCTCCAGCGGGAAGGCCAGGTTCTCGGGCGTCAGGTGGCCCGTGCCCTCTAGCTGTCCTCGGACGCTGGCGAACATCTCGGGCGGAAGAGAGTCGGTCACATCATTCCCGTCCTCGTCCCTGATTACGATCATGATAATCAAGGGAGTCGATTGGTCCTCTTTGAGGACCTTGCGATACGTGACAGTGAGGGGAAGGTGATACTTGTCTTCCAGGACCACGTGGACCCTGGCGGTGGTGCCGACCTTGCGTTCCTCTTCGATCTGGATGGGCTTGCTCAGTTCGACGATGGCGGCCAGCTCTGGGTTCCAGCCAGCATCTTTCTCGCTGACTACTTTGCTGTCTTTCTTGAGACCCTTGTATAATTCCTCTACAATGTCCTGGGCCTTGGCGATCTCCTCGGTGGGGATTCCCATGCCCTGCAGGTCCTTGCGGAACCCTTCGTGGAACTTGGGGTGATCGATGAAGCGGTAGTCGATGTTCTTCTTGAAGGCCGAGCAGATCCCGTCGTGGTGGATCAGATCGGCGCTCTTGAGGGTGAATTGGTCCAGGATGTGCTCGTGGAGGAATTGTAACTCCGAGCCATCGTCGGGCTGCGAGTGGTCCTTGTGGAAGGCCAGCCCGAGCTTGGTCTTGCCGCTCAGGAGCGAGCCAATAGCCTCCACTAACATGCTTTGGGTCTTGTCCAACGCCATCGATGATCTCCTAGGCTATTTTTGCTACCAGTTCCTAGGATAAATACTAATTGAATAAGACCATGCCAAATAATCAACTTTCCCAGTTCGACCTGGTTGAAATCATTACCGCCAAGAACGTGAAGTGGCTGCATGCTCCGGCAGGATCGCTGCCCAAGCCGGGCGGTGTCTGGAGCTTCGTTGGTATTGTAGAAAATGAAGCCCTGATCTGCAAGGACGGCATCACCTGCAAGATTCCGCTGGGGGACGTCCGCAAGGTCGGGGAATACCGATTACCTACTGTGGTCCTAACGGGCAATAACAGGCAAACGAACCAGGAGAAACATGGCAAAGAAAAATGAAGTTGCTGCGGCGGCAGTAAGTGCATACCACCAGGCTCGGCAGAAGGCGATTGCAGCAATCGAGAAGGCCCATGGAAAGGGAGCAATCCAACAGGCGGACGCCCGCCCCAGCATAGTAACACCGGCCATTAGTACTGGCAACCTTGCCCTCGATCTAGCCTTGGGGGTTCTAGGGGTCCCAGAGGGGAGGATTATTGAGATCTTTGGTCCGGAATCCTCTGGTAAGACTACCCTCGCCACCCATATCCTGGCCCAGGCCCAGATCAAGTACCCCGATAGGGGCACTGCCCTGGTGGACGCCGAGCACGCTTATGACTTGGACTGGGGTAAACGCATCGGCATCAAGCCTGACCGGCTTGACATCTCTCAGCCCGATACGGGGGAGCAGGCTCTGGAGATCTGCCAGACCTTAGTGGAGTCTGGGGCATATTCGGTGATCGTGGTGGACTCGGTGGCTGCCCTGGTACCGCGAGCTGAAATTGAAGGCGAAATGGGCGATAGCCATGTTGGTCTGCAGGCTCGCCTTATGAGCCAGGCCATGCGAAAGCTGACGGCGAAGGTCAGCCAGACCAAGACCACCGTGATCTTCATCAACCAAATCCGTGAGAAGATCGGTGTGATGTTTGGGAATCCTGAGACTACCACGGGCGGTCGTGCCCTCAAGTTCTATTCCTCGGTCCGCCTGGATATCCGGCGGACTGGCTCGGCCAAGGAGGGGGAAGTCGTAGTGGGCTCCGAGACCCGGGTGAAGGTGGTTAAGAATAAAGTCTCCCCGCCCTTCCGGGAGGCCAAGTTCCGCATCTACTACGGTGACCCGGTATCGGGTATCGATGAGGCCGGGACCGTCCTGGATATGGCAGTGACGGACAACATCATTGAGAAGAGTGGTGCCTGGTACTCCTACAATGGCACCCGCCTGGGTCAGGGCCAGGTCCCGGTCACTCGTTTCCTTATCGAGAACCCAGATATACTCGCAGAGGTGCGCAAGCGAGTGATTGCTGCCCGTACCACTGGCGAGGTCATTGAGGCTGCTTCCAAGCCTATGGTTGCCTCACCCAGTAGTGAGGAGAATGATCTCAACCTTCCTCCTCCGAACGGGGAGGAAGAGGATGCTGACAGCGTGCTGGGAGATGCCTAACCCTGATCCGAATTGGCTAGCGGCCCCGGGAGCGATTCCGGGGCCGCTTTCCTTTCAAACCTATAATCATGGCTGAGAAAATCAAGAGCGGCGGTGGCCCACGCATCTGGAAACTCAAGTCCCTCGATGAAATTACCCGCCTGCCCCAGCAGATCCAGAACGTGGTCAAGTGCCGCTGCGGAGAGATCTTCGCCTACGCCGGGACCGAACAATACCGTCCGCCCTGTCCCCGCTGCCAAGCCCACCCAGACAAGAAATGATGCGGTCCAAACATAGAGTATGGCCGCACCAAAGTATAATGTAGACGACGTAGTGTACCTGGCAGAGTCCGCCAAGATTGGGGCACTGGAATCCTACCAGATTACTGCTCAATACCGTGACGGTAGCGGGGTCTGGGTCTACCGTATTGGTGTTCCAGATCGCCTGCCCAATTCTCCCACCGTAGGGGACCGCAATAATCTCAAGCGGACGTTCGACTTCAACATGACAGAGGACGAATTCTGCAGCTTCTGCGAGGCCCTGGCCCTGGCCGAGAGTTATTTGCAGAGGGAGCTGGCGCGAATACAAAGCCTGAAGACGACGTATTGTAATGGTGGTACCAGCTCCTAAGTTATGATCAAGGCCCTCGAACAAGCCGAACAGGAAGAACTCCAGGAGAAGTCTACGCCCTTCGGCCAGTACGAGGAAGAGGCCATCGTAGCGCTGATCCTGGACCACCCAGAGTTCTTCGTCAATATCGTCAAGCACCTGCACTACAGCCTATTCAAACGGCCAGAAGTCCAGTACGTCATCGCCTGCATCCTGGAGTACCACGAGAAGTACGAGGACTTCCCCACCCGCCCGATGCTGCGGGACGTGGTAGCCAAGAAGCTGACGGTGGACGAGCCCTATTACGAGGAAGTGCTCGACATAGTCAAGCGTCCTTCCAACCCCCGCGACATTCCAGCCCTCAAGGACAACCTGACGCAATGGGCTCGCCGCCAGGTTTACGCCAAGCTCTGGGAAGACCCCGAGACCCTTGAGCGGTATAAGGCCGGGGACTACCAGTACATCGACAAGATCATCGATGACGCCAACCAAGTGGCCGCCACCAAGCGGGAGGCCCTGTGGTTGTTCGACGAGTTGGACAAGCTCTTCATCCAGGAGGAGAAGGAGAAGTTCACCACCGGCATCTTCCAGCTTGACAAGTGCCTGGACGGGGGTCGGGGTCCGGGCCGCAAGGAAGTGGTCCTGTGGATGGCTCCAACCGGGGTGGGCAAGTCGATTAAGTTGATCAATGATGCGGTAGCTAATTCCAAGATTGGCAAGAACGTCCTGTTCATTACCCTGGAGCTGTCGGTCCTGCGTACCGCCATCCGTGCACTGGGGGCGATGAGCAATAAGCCGATCACCTCCGACGTGCTCTACTCCAAGGAGGACGAACTCAAGGCATTCGCCCAACAATTCAAGGCCAGCGGGGCTGGCGACATTGCCTTTTACGAGTTCCCGCCCGACCAGATCAGCGTTAGCGACATCTATTCTCTGGTCGAAGATCTCAAGCGTTCCCGGGGCTGGGTCCCCGATGTGATCATCATCGACTATCTGGAGCTGATGGTCAGCAGGCGTGAGTCGGACAACAAGGATGATTATACCCGCCAAAAGGCGGTGGCCACCCAGGTCCGTGGCGTGGCACAGACCCTCAACGTCCTGGTCTTCTCCGCTACCCAGACCAACCGCTCGGGCAACGAGCAGGCGGCTGATGGGGCCGGGCCTAAGAACATTGATGTGACCAAGGTTTCAGAATCCTACGGGAAGTTGATGCCGATCGATTATTTGATCAGTATCAACCAGACGCAGGAAGAGTATAACGAACAATTTGAGCCCAGTCACTTAGGGGTTGGGCGGGCACGCCTGTTCATTGCCAAGAACCGCAACGGCGTGAAGTTTGAGAGCATCGAGGTCACCATCAACTACAAGAGTATGATGGTTCGGGAAGTGATTAAATCCTCGTAAATAGGCATTAACGCTGTTGGTAAGCGGCGACCACTCAAACGAAAGGTAGGAAAGGCAGATGGGTGAATTGGTATTAATGCAGCTGGTGGTCGCGGCACTCGTGATTATAATTATCGTGCTCACGATCTGGGCCATTCGTGAGCGCAGTCTCCGCAATAGCCTCGACCGATCCTTAAGTGAACGTGTAAAGGAACACTGGGACGACCGAAAGAAATGGGACAAGCAGGTCCTGGATCTCCAGCGCGAAAACCAGGCGCTCCAGCGGCAGGCGATGTTCTGGCTGGCGGAGGCGAAAAACTTCGGGTGCCAGATTCCCTCCGGGGGCGAAATCACGCTGTGAAGTGATCAAATCCGCGTAAATAGCGGCATGATTGAAGAACTCGCCCTGCCGGCCTATCCCGAGGAATGGATTGCCGATTTTCCCATCCCTACCTGGGAATGCCACTTCATGAGCCGTGTGTTCTCGGCGGCCATGCGTTCTCCCGACGAGCAGACCAAACAGGGTGCGGTGATCGTGGACTGGGACACCAAGGTGCCCATTGGGGATGGTTATAACGGACATGTCCGCCACGCCAAGACCAAGCTGGCGACCATGCGGGCAGGCTCGGCTAAGAAGCGGTTCCTGGGGGATGATGGCAAGCTCTATCGCCGGGGCATGACTGTTCCAGAGGGAGTAATGGCGGTGATGATTTATCCCCGCCTACAAGACATCGAGCAGCCGGGGGACGATCTATTTAACCTGGACTTGGACGGCGAGTATCTTACCCGGGGAGTGGATGCTCGGGCCATGCCCCGCGAGCTGTACGTCCAGGGCAACCCCGACAAGTACAAGGTGATATGTCATTGCGAGACCAATGCCATGCTCAATGGCCGTCTCGCCAGCGATAACGCGGTGCTGTTCGTGCCCATGCCATCCTGTGACAATTGTGCTACCTTGATGCTCAACAACCCCTGGGTCAAGATCCGGAGAGTTGTTTACTTCGAGCCACGCGACTATGCCAAGACACTGTATGAGGCTCGGCCCGACGTGATACTGGAACAATATGACGAGGACAAGTATGGTGATCCGGCCGAGCTGCTGATCCAGACCGCCCGTTATATCAAGCTCCGTAGAAAACTAGGGCAGAAGTTGTCGGTTGACTCAATCAGGAGCTATCGATGACCCCATTTCACCCATATCCTTACATCAAGCTGGACATCCAGCCCACCGCCCAGGCAACCATTTGGATTGGCCTCAAGAACCGCGATACCGGGGAGGATTACCCGCTAGAGCATCTCAAGCGTGCCTGCCAACAATACGTGGATGAGTACAAACTGTGCGTCACTGTCACCACCACGCAGTACGTCTACGTTGATGGCGATGAATTAGGTGCCGCAATCGGTCTGCTCAATTATCCGCGTTTCCCCTCCACTCATTCGCAAATCCGTGATCACGCCTTGCGACTGGCTACGCTGCTTCTGGAGTTGTTCAAGCAGTATAAAGTCTTGGTGGTGATGGGGACGGAGACGATTATGCTCTCCGATACCCGGAAGGGGATGAAATGAGCGACTTGCGAGACGGAGAACGGATCCATCACGACCCAGACGGGGGAGAATATGTGCTGGATGAAGACGGTAATCGCCGCCCTCCACTGCGTATTTCAAAATCCAGCACCACGAGTGGGTTTACCACTTACGATACCAGTCAGGGACATTGTGCTCTCTGTGGACGCCTCGACTGCCGGGGCGGGTGCTTTAAGTAGATAACCCCACGGAGAAATTCATGCAAGCTGCCAAGCTCAAGCGGATCGACTGCCTTAACGACTACGTTGCTATCATTGCCGAGAAGGTCTCGGACGTGGTGGACGTGGACAGCACCAAGAACAAGTTCAAATGCGAAGGGGTGATCTGCGGCCTTGGAACCGCCATTCCCGAGCACCTTAACCTACAGCTGGGCGAGCGGGTCGTGTTCCGCCAGAACACCTACCAGGTCTTTAAGACCAGCACCGAGGACTATAAGGGCAAGGAGATTATCCTGGTCCGTACCGCCGACTTCATCGCCAAGGTTGGCCGGTCCGAGGATTACGAGTTCTACGCCGACAAGGCCCACACCCAGGCTGTAACCAAGTAAGGCCATGCTCCACGTTTATACCTGTAGCACGTGCATGACCAAGGAGGCTGGACGCCCCCTTACCGAGCTGACCATTCCTCAATGGGAGGAGCTGGTAGGCAAGATGGCGTTCCAGGTAGAACGGTCCATCAAGGATCGCTCGCCCGTCTCCTGCCCATGTTGCGGCGGCACCGATACCAACAAGGTGCACCAGCTGGCCACCACTTATGTGCGAGGCTACGGGTATGTGGATAAGACCGGGATGAAGAACGCCTCCAATCTTCACACCATGGTCTCGGGTGCCGATCCCTACGCCGAGCACCGCAAGCCCGGCGATGCCAGGGACTTAGCTGGCAGACTCCGGAAGAAGACAGTATACGACCCGCACCGCAGCAACGTATTCCTGTGACATGCAGCTGGTCTGTACACTGTTCGACCCCAACCGCGACGGACGCCCCCTGATGACCGGGGTGCTAGCCAACGGGAAGGTTGACTTTCACTCCTACTACCTGCCTAAAACGGGCAAGAGCATCTACGAGATCGAGCAGGGCCTTGCCGCTCTCAGCCATCAAGTAGAGGGGGACGTGCTGCTGAACGACTACAAGCGGCACCTGATCGGATTTAACTTCAACCCCAGCGGCAGGGTCTACGACGCCCCAATAGAACTACCGCCAGACCCAGACCCTCGTAAAGCGGTAGCGCGAGGGCTGTTGGAGATGAAGAAGTGCCTGGAGGGTGGCAAGGCCCCAGAATGGATGAGAATAAGGGCGGAAGCGGCTATAGTCTACAAGTACCTGCAGGACAAGGGAGTGCTGCTCAATTACGAGCACGTGCACCCGCAATGGCACCTTGACGTGTTCTCTGGCCGCTCTCGGGCGGCGGTAGTGGGCGTTCAGGGGGCTACCCCAGAGGATCTGCTGTGTAACGTCAACGGGGACTCGATCTACATCAACTTCGACTTCGTCTCGGCTGATCTGCGGGCGGCGGCGATCATGAGCGGGGACCCGGTGCTGGAAGAGAGTTTCTGCTCTGATCCCTACAGCTATCTGGCTGAGATTATTAACCGCGACATTCGACCGGGGCAAGATCCGCTTAGCCGCGATGAGGCCAAGCTAGGATTATTCCAGCCTTTCTATGCCCTGGACGCCGATAGCGACATCCTGGCAGTTTACCCAACTCTACGGGACTGGATGGCTGGCTGCAAGGAACAGCTGGAACGGGACAAGTATCTGGTGAGTGCTCTGGGGCGTAAGTTTTATCTCTCGGAACGACGTGACGCAAAGTCGGTCTTCAATGCTACTCTCCAGGGGACGGTGGCTCACGCCATGCAGGCTTCGATCCGGCGTGTCTGGGACAAATTCCCGGATAATATTCTCTTGGAGAATCATGACTCCCTGGTGATGACGGCCAAGGATGCTGATCATGCCAAGAGGATTATTAATACTGTGGTACCAATAATGGTGCAGCCTTTCCGTGGCCTGCTGCCTTCCAATCCTACTTTCCCAGTGGCGGTGAGCATTGGGGCGGGCTATAAGAAGTGGAAGCAGTATAAGCGGTATGATGCTGCACCGGTGGTGCAGAGCCGGGCGGCGGCCTGGTTGGCGGGAGGCTCCCATGCCTGAGTATCAGGTTGCTAGAGTGGCCTCCTATCGTCTTGGAACTTCTTCCAGGGACAACCTTTATTTTCTCACCCAGCTGGTAGCCGGTAAGCGTGAGGTGCGTTTCCTGATCACTTTATACAACCATAAGCTTCATCATCAGCTCTATTTGTTGTCTGATGGTGAGGATTATGCTATTGTTGTGCCGCACTCTAATTATGACCGTAATGGTTCTTGGTGGGCGCGAGCCAATAATGGGCCTGGCCTGGGGCCGTTTGTGACTCAGGAGATGCGGAATGAGGCCGAGAAGGGCCTTCGTGGTTACTTTGCCAAGGTTGCATTTTAATTTACGGGGCGGCCATGATCAAATATAATGAAAGAAGACGCAAGAAAGCAGAGAAAGTAAGAAAACGAAGAAGCAAGAAAGCAAGAGAGCAAAGAAAGTACGAAACTGAGAAAGCAAGAAAGAAAGCCTTAGAAGAGCCCACCCCAATTCTCCCAGCCAACAACACGCTTGACACTCCATCGGCAGGGTCCGGCGTGGGCTTCAACCTCGCAGCTTTCAACGGCCCTCAGCAAGTATTGGAACAACAGCCTAAGCCTTCTGCTGCGCCGCCCGTTCAGGGCTTTAATCGCGCGGCATGGGGTTTGAAGGATTGAACGATGGCCGAGCGTAAGATTCCCAAGTGGTTTACGACCTACATCCCGCAGGAAGTGCAGGATGGGACTTTGTTTCGCTTTGAAGTCAAGGTCGCTGGGCAGAAGTTCAGCGTCGATCTTCGGGCGGACCTGGACGTGGACTATACGGCTGTTGAGGAGCAGCTGGAGGACACGCCAGCAATTTTCTCTTACTGGTCCACGATATATGCCGAGCTGAAGAGCCAGACCGCGATCATGGAACGCAGGATCAAGGCTCGGCGTGGTCTGTTGGCCAGTGAGCTGTTGAAGGAGGTGACGAAGGCAGGGGGCAAAGTGACTGACAAGCAGATGAACACAGTGATCGAAGGGGACGAGGAACTGAATCGGATGGAGACAGCTCTGATCGTACTTGAGAAGCACACGGGCAAGATGTATTTCATGCTCCAGGCCATTCAGATGAAGGCCGAAAACCTCAGGTCACTTTCAGGCTTCGCCAAGATTGACAGGCAGCAAACCAGGTAAGTCAAGCAAGCCAGAAAGCAAGAAAGCATAAGGAGAAAGCATCATGGCATACGATCTCGACAAAATCCGCGCGAAGATGAAGGAAAAGGGCCGTGGCCACTTCCAGGACCCGGACGAATTCCGTCCGCCCTCGGCCAAGCCCGGTGAGAAGATCACCTACCGCTTCTTCATCCTGCCGCCCCTCTCCAAGGGCGAGAAGTGTGCGGGCGGCGTGGCCAGCCAGGACATGGACCTGTACTACGTCCAGAACGGCAACCACTGGGTGCAGAAGAAGCCCTATCCCTGCCCCCGCGTTCACGACGGCGAGGAGTGCGACGTCTGCAACATCGGCTTCGAGCGGATGAACGAGACCCAGGACAAGAAGGAGAAGTCGACAATCGCCCGCAACTACCTTCCCCAGGTCCGCAACGCGATGAACATCTATTTCCTCAGCAGCGATAGCAATCCGGAAGAGCTGCGCGGGAAGAACAAGTGGTTCAACGCACCCAAGCAGGTGATCGACATCTGTGACGCCTGCCTCAACCGCGACGACGCTGGCGACCCCGAAGACCCCCAGGCGTATGGCGTGTTCTTCAACGAGCAGGCGGCCTACGTCTTCCAGCTGGAGATCACCAAGCAGGGCGACTACAACGAGTACAAGGCGTCCAAGTTCCTGGCTTCGGTTGGCCCTACCCCCATCGCCGCCAAAAAGGAAGGCAACCAGCGGGTCCCGCTCACCGAGAAGATCCAGGAGATCCTCAACGGCCGCTTCGACCTCTACACCAAGTTCGACCCCCGCGACAAGAAGAAGATCGCGGAGCTGGCCCAGAAGCTGCTGGCTGGCAACAGCAGCGAACAGGGCAACGGCTTCGACCAGGACGAGAATCGTGGCGGGAAGGGCAGCAACGCCCAGACCGTCAGCGAGGATTCCCTGGACACGGTGGCGGGCGAGGGTGCAGCCCCCGCTGGCAAGGCCCCGGCTCCCAAGGCGGCCAAGCCTGCCGCCGCCGCTTCCAAGCCCGCAGCTCCCGTCGCCGCCCCGGTTGTGGACGTGGACGGCGGGGATGGAGACGACATCGAGAACCTCCTGAATTCGATCAAGGAAGACGACGCGGGCTGATTTCTGTTCGGAAGACCACCCATGCCAGCACCGTGTAGCAGCGGCTTGCATGGGGCCTTTAAACGGGAGGCCAGAGCAATCTGGCCTCCCGCTTTTGTATTCGAGGAAATATGAGCACTCCCCAGGGACCAGTATTGCTAATCGACGGTAGGAACACTTCATACCGCTCGGTGTTCGGCTCCCGCAAGAATCCGTCTCTAGAACTAGTTCATCCATTTACCAGTTGGATGCACTTCGCCCAGGAATGGATCAATAAATTCCGCCCCAGCCAGGTCATAATCGCCTGGGACTGCAGCAAAGACAGCGTATGGCGTAAGAAGCTGCACCCGGGTTATAAAGAGGGTAGAAAAGGCGAGGATATCAAAGAAGCCCTGGATAAGATCTGTACGGCTGGGAAAGCCATCCTGCCCTACCTCAACGTACACACCCTCTGCCGCGAACACCAGGAGGCGGACGACCTGATCTATGCCGCCGCCAAGGCCCTCATCCCCCGCCCGATCATCATCATCTCCGGGGATACCGACATGCTGCAAATCCCCTGGAGCATGCCTAATTGCCGATGCTACGATCCGCAGAGGAAAGATTTCCTGGATCTTCCTGACACCAGCCCTGTAGTAGTTAAAGCCCTGGCCGGGGATGATACGGATAATATTGATGGTTATCGTGGGATTGGGGAGCAGAAAGGGCGTGGTCTGGCCCGCAATCCTGCCGAGCTGCGAAAGTTCCTGCGAGTCTGTGGGGACAAGATCTTCAAGCTCAATCTGGCCCTGGTGGACATCTCACTCAATCCCGCCAGCTTGAATAATCAGATGCACGTTCTGGAAGCCCTGGCGGCCCCGGTGAGCTTCGACAAAGCCAAGGTCATGGCCCTGGCCACCGAGCATAAGGTGACGGGCCTGATGGCCCGCTTCAGCGAGATTGTCTTGCCCTTCAAGAAGATTATTCCACCGTCCGTGGAAGAGATTGAGGTGGCGGAATCGGAAGTTGTCGAAGCCCAGTCTATCGGATAAATAGTAGTATGATTATTAAGGTCTACCGCGAAGACAAGGTGGAATGCCCAGAGTGTGACTACATCAAGGACTGGAGCATCAAGAGTGCTCCCACCGGGGTTCCTTATACAAGTGCCAATCAAGAGATCCGCTTCCGTATTCACGCCAAGGCCAAACAGATTCCCCAAGTGGCCAAGGCCCTCCATGACATTGCCGGGGAACGGGGCGAGATCACTTACCAGGACAAGCCGATCCCTAGCGGTCTCCCCGCCATTGCTGCCTTTCTAAAGCAAGCCTTCAAGGAACGCAAGGAGAAGTTCTCCAAGGTAGGCAAGCGAGTGGGAGCCAAGGGGAAGAGCCACGAGCGGCGGGTGGCCCAGGAACTGCGTGAATGGACTGGGGACAAGGAGATCCAGCGGACCCCCAACAGCGGCGGCTTCAATAAGTCCTCCAAGACCACGGTGGGGGAGAGGGAATTCGCTTCCGATATCATGGCCAAGCGGGTCCTGGCCTTTACCGTGGAGGCCAAGAGCCAGGTCGGATTCAACCTGGACGCGGTATTGGCCCAGCAGGATGGTAATGCCTTCACCTCCTGGTGGTTTCAGGCCAATTACGACGCCGGGCGGGTGGGCAAATTGCCTTTCCTGTGGTTCAAGCCCCATCCTAACTTCGATTGGGTTGCTCTGACTTATGAAGGGTGCGTCAGACTCGGTTTGATTGACCTTAAAATCCCATATATTTATGTCAACGCTTACGGCCGGGAGGTGGTCTGCGAGATTTCCCTGGCCCAGGGTGGGCGGTCCAAGCATCATATGCTGCTGCCTAACGCCTATCTCTTCCGATGGAAAGATATAAAGAAGTACGCCAATCCGGATCAATTTTTCGAGGGAGAGTCAGATGGGCTGCAGCACATGCGGGAACAGGTCGGGCAAGGAAGTACGTCGGGTCCCGATGATCAACCGGGTGCAGAAAAGCACTCCGCCTAAGCCACGGCGTGTCAATACTACTGGCCTCCCCTCTCCGCTCCTGGAGGCACCTGAGCAGCCAGCCACTCGTTCTGCTCCACTCAACGTTCAGGGGGTTGCCAAGGCCGAGATTTGTCCGCAGTGCAACTCGATGCTTCGCAGAGTATCTAGAAGGTTGAACGGCAAGCAGAGCGAGATTCTGCAATGCATTAGTTGCACCTTCTATCGGAAACTATGAAACTCGATCCCGGACCCAACGCTGATTTGTTTGAACGCCGTAGTCAAGTCAAGGTTGAAGTCGTGCAGGTTCATTCCCTGCACGACATTCGCCGGGTAGTCTCGGGCCTCCTAGCTCCCGTGACCGCCCCTCCGGTTCAGACTACCATGAATGCCCTGGACCCTCAGGGTAATACCGTGCAAGTCAAGCTGTCGGCTCCCACCGACTGCGACTATGTAGCGTTGCTCAAGAAGGGATTCGACACCCTCAAGGCTCGCCATGAGGCCAGGGCTGCCAACCCACGCCTGGTCATGGTTGATGGCCACATGTGGCTGGATGACCTGATCCAGCGCCGCCTGGGGGGTAAGCGTGACGGGCTACGAATCCGCTGGGACGTGCCGGAGGGCACCTTCTATTTCGACCCCTTCAGTCAGAAACTGACCAAGGCTTCGTGAGCATGACCCAGATTGCCACCAACCTCAGCAGGCTGAAGAAGCCCGATGCGGTGTTGATCCAATATTTTGATATTGGAAAATGGCGGCCGTCTGTGGGCGACGTCATCATGAAGCACGGGAAATTTTTCCAGCGGGTCAAGTGGTTCGGGGTGGTTAACCACATCGATCAGGACGGAAAAGTCTTCATCATCAAGGACGGGCTGATCAGCCTACTGGTGACGCAAAATGGCCAAGAGCAAAGCAAAAACACAATCTGCCTCAACCACAGCGAAATCGTCGGGGCAGTCAAGGGCTCCTACAGTATCGTCAAGCAAGAAGCAGGCTCCGCCGCCCCAATCTGGTATCTCTAGGATTGAACCCTTCGCGGTGCCACAGCTGCTCCGCTACCCCACAACGCCTATCCTGGATAAGCAATCACCACTGGCCGGATTGTTCTGCTACATTATTGCCCCCTATTCCCCAGGGGTTGCAATAGTAATTCGCAGGGAGAAAGGGAATGTCGGCATCCGGCTCGGCGACTGGTACGGACAGGAATTATCCGAAGCTCGGCGAGCTGAAGAGACTGCGAAATTGGTCAAGCCCCTGAGCGTGCTCACCGGCATCTTGCAGACTATCGGCCTGGCCCAGGCACAGTTCTTCTTCGCCCAGGATGGCAGGCTGGTAGACATGCAGACCTCCCTCAATAAGATGGTGGGTCCTGGTATGCTCCGCGACCTGTTCTCCAATACCCTGCCGGTCCAGCAAGTCCTGGAGATCAATCACTTGACTCCTGAGAAGATCGACGCACTTTATGCCACGGACTTGACCAACGGCGCAGTAATCAAGCCCGCCCGCCCCCGCTGTACCGATGGCGGCGTGCTAATGTATGCTCGGGTGATCAGATGACTCATCTGGACTTCGCCACCACTGCCGTCTGCCGACCCCAGATCCTTGACCGCACCTATAGCTCATTCCTGGGGCAACTAAAGGGGGACTGGCGTCCCGGCACACTCTACATCAACATCGATCCGCTTCCAGAGAAAGCCGACCCCACCGCCACCATCGAGGTAGCCAGGAAGCATTTCCCGCAAGTCTTAGTTAATACTCCTGCCAGGTCATCGTTCCCGTCCGCCGTCAAATGGTGCTGGGGCCAGCCGCAGACCGATTACTTTTTCTACTTGGAAGATGATTGGGATCTCACCCAGGAGGTCCAGGTAGACAAACTATTGGAATTGTTGCGACAGAACGAGAAATTGGCCTGCATCAATCTGCGAGCTTATCCGATTCGCGATGAACGCATTTGCCTGTCTCCGGGCTTATGGCGTTCCAGTGCCGCCCGCGTTCTGGCGGAGCGTCTGACTTTGGATGCCAATCCGGAGAAGCAACTTCGCCCTACTAGCCCTACCAACCCTATTGGGGACCGCCACCTGGGCTTCCTGGGCCGCCAGTTCCCCGACGATTATAGGGCCAAGATGATTCGGGATAGTGGGCGGGAATGGCTCGCGACCCAGTCGGAGTATGAGAAGGATGGGGGAATCCATTTCACAACCTGGAAGCCCCGCGATCCGGTGGTGACACGACCGGGCAAGGCTATCACCAAGCCACATACCCCTCCGGTAGCTCATTTTCCCCGCCCGCCTCAGATTCCGGTCCAGACTCGCCGCCAACCCCAGCTGGCTACTCGCAAATCTGCTGCCCCGCCTTCGAGCGTTATTCCCGTAAAGAACGTAATCAAGCTGATCGCCAAACCCCTGAGCCCCAGGAGGCCCAAGTGACTCAGATCGTAATGGTCCGGAAGTTCTGCCAAGAAGTTCTTGCTGCCAATAGTCTGATTACCTTGGATTCTGACTGGATAGGGTGGATAGCCAAGGAAGTGGCCGAGATGGGAAAGTGCACCTTCCCGTCTCCCAATATCAATGGGAACATCCTGAAGGGCGTGGACCTGGTTGCCTACGAATTGATGGCCTCGGCAGTCAATTATGCCTATTGGTATGGTCATCCGGAGCTTCGCCCAGGGGGAGCTAATGCCTTTGGGATGTATCGCCTGCTGAGTGATTCCTATTCTTCTGACTGGGCTAGGACTTGTGATCGTTTCTCCCGGGCCATGATCAAGCAAGGCTATCCTTTTGCCGATCGCCGTGCTGCCCACCTGGCGGAGCTGGCTCCCCTCCTCCAAGATCTGGCCGATCAAGTCCACGGTTGCCAGTCGGCTAGCGATGCCATCGAGGTTATCGTGGAGAATGTGCCGGGGTTTGCGGGGGACGTCTTCCGCAAGCGGGCTTTCTTGTGCGTGATGCAATTGCATCGGCAGGACGGGCGATGGGCTGATAGTATTGGGGCGGTACCGATTCCGGCTGACTATCAGGTCCCTAAGATGCTGCGGTACCTGCAAGCTTTCCATTACTCTCCGGATCTGGCTCGCCTGGTGGACACCTATAAGCTCATCGCTTCGGGGTCGTTGGAGGAGTGTGCGATTCGGGCTGCCAGTATTGTGGCCTGCGACCGGATTGGCCAGCTCTCGGGGCGGACCACGTCAGACGTGGACTACTTCTTGTGGACCCGCCGCAAGGAGGTTAAGGGGCCTTTCCATTTGACTATCACTACTGACTACTAGGGTGGGGGTGGCTGCAAATATATTGTATGGCAGCCACCGATATTACCATTGTTCGCCGTATTCCGGTTGTCCACGGGTTCTTGCAGATCCCCGATAACAAGGAACAGTACCGCCACAAGGTTTCGGTCGCGGCGGCCCGTGCTGCCGTGGGCAAGACGGCCATCGGGACCGGTGCCTGGATTCGCCGCCTCGGTGCGGGTGGGGCGACCCGTACGGCTGGTGTTTCCCACGGCAGGCAGGAATTGTTTGAGCTGCCTGAGACGGGGGTCACTGCTATTGACACCAAGTACAATGCTCTGCGGGCTCTGGTGCCATAGTGAAGAGTTCGCAGGTTTCGGCAAATTTATTTTGTTGGGTCTTTAACCATTAGGAGGTTATCATGGCGAGTCAGCCTGCAAACACCCAAATTGTGGTCCTTCGCACGATGCGTTCGCAGCGTGATTGGGACCGGAACGAGACGATCAAGGCCAAGACGGGCCACCTGCGGAAGCTGATCCTTCAGCAGCCCGGCCTGGAGACGCCGTTCGTGGCGATCGGCACCAGCTTCGACACCACCCGCAAGGGCCTGTCGAGCTACGACCGCAACGGCCTCCCCATCGTGGTCGGTGCCCGCGCTACCCAGGCTTTCGAGACGATCGAGAACCTCACGGGTATCGCTCTCCCGATCGAGATCGGTCAGGACAAGTTCATCACCAACTCGGTGGTCAAGAGCACGGACGGCTCGGGCAACGTGTTCTACAGCTCGACCAGCGCCGCGACGACCCGCGACCTGTTCAAGGACGCTCAGGGCCTCCCGACGACCTCGACCGACCCCAAGGAAGTCCCCTAATCCGGGCCTTTCGCGTTTCTCAACAACGAACCCAGAGATGGCCAGTCCCACTAGGACTGGCCATCTTGGTATTCGGACATAGAATCAAAGATATTATACCGAGGTACACCCTATGGCCAATCGTGTTCCCTTCACCATGCACATCCGTGTCCTCCCGAACACTACAGGGCTGCAGTCTTCGACTACCGCTACCAAGCGAGTTGAAATCTCCCGCCTGTTCGAGAAGACCGCGTACAACGTCCAGCGGCTGCTGGAGAAGAACCTCACAAGCGTCAACGTCGCTGATGGTGGTGGCTCCGCCAACCTCAGCGTTGCAACCGATGGTACCTTGCTGGGAGACGCCCCCGCCTGTCTCACTAAGGTGGCTGCAGTGGTTGGCAGCTTCGGTGACGGCCTGCCGGTTGTTACTGTCACGGGCTTCTATAATGTCACTCCCACTGCCCCCTACCCCTCGACGGGGTTGGTGCATGCCGGTAAATATACTACCGGCCCCGAAACTGGTGCTCGCGGTGGCAGGTCCGACCTGGACCCGCCCACAGCCTTCCTGAATCAGTTCAAGGCTTTCAAGCTGGCGGTGGAGACGGCCCTGACTTCCATCTCATCCAGCATCGACATCGTCCGGGTGGATTATTGCGGCGTGACTTTCGGGATGGGCGGGCATCACTTCCCCAGATAAGGTGGACCGTGAAGATAGGAGACCGTCTTAATCAGGCCCTCATGACCCTCCCCGGGAGGGTCATTGGGGACGACTTAGCCACGTATAAGACTCCAATCTCCGAAGGAAGTTTCTCGCGGCTCCTGCAGACCCTGGCTGGCGGAAACTCAACGCACAAGCAACTGGCCAAGCTGGCGAATGAGCGGGAGGAGCTGGCACAGCAGTCGCAAAAGATCAGTAAAGAGATTGACTTGCTAGTGAGATCCTGCCTGCTGGCGGTTGCCCAGGGCAATGGTGAGGCCCAGGTCCACTTAGAACAGTCGATAGAGACGCGACAGGCTGACCTGGCGGCAGCGCTCCGGCAAATGCAGGCAATCCAGCAGAAGATGATGGAGCTGGGGAGACAGCCTAAAGTAGCCTAGACGGGAGGGACAGGGAGTGCCGCTAACCAACCCAAAGTTGCTGGCCAAGCTCAACCGAAAGTTGGGCGAGGCGGACAAAACCTGGACTCCCCTGGAACAGGCCACGCCCGAGCGGCTGGCCCAGTTCGTCAAGATCTATACCACCATCTTGCAGCACATCCAGGACCCGGTTCAGCGAGCCCGCTGCCAGGCCATGCTCCAAGCTATCCGAAAGCTGCAGAACGGGCAGCAAGCTTCATAGAAGACCACTCCTGGCGTAAATAAATCACCTACGTCAGGAGAGACTTTGCTCGCATCTATCATCATTCCCACCTATAATCACTTTGAAGACTGCCTGCGTCCCTGCCTGGAATCGGTGGTAAAATACACTGATCTGTCCCAGGTCGAAGTCATCGTGGTTGGAAATGGCTGCACTGATGGGACTGCATCGTACATGGCTGAGCTGACCAAGCGTCAGAATGTCCGATACTTGAGCTTCCCTGACCCGCTTGGCTATCCCAAGGCGACAAACGCCGGGCTGAAAGTTGCCCAGGGCAAATACATCGTCTTCCTCAACAATGATACCGAGCTAAAGGAGCAGCCGACCAACCAATGGCTACAACTCCTGATCGATCCCATGGAGGCAGATCAGAGCATCGGGATCACCGGCCCCATGGTCACCCAGAGCCCGGAAACCGGCGAGAATTTCACCATCTTCTTCTGTGCCTGCACTCGTGCTGTCTCAATCAAGCAACACGGCCTGCTTGACGAGGGTTATTCGCCCGGCTGGGGTGAAGACGTGGACTTCTGCATGCACATCCTGCGGGGCGGGCAGAAAGTCGTCCAGGTGCCGCTGGGAGCCAATTCCTATTATCCTGAGCCCAAGTACATGGTCGGTGAATTCCCCATCTGGCACAAGGGCACCCAAACCTTCCGCGAGGTGCCCAACGGAGACGCTCTGCTGCGGCGGAACCGTAGCCGCTTAAGGGAGAAGTGGGCCAAGAAAGTCAAGCTCAACCTGGGCTGCGGGGACCAGAAGATCGATGGCTACATTGGGGTGGACCTCTATAACCCCAATGCCGATCTCAAATTAGACATCTGTGACCTGTCACAATTCCAGGACAACAGCGTCGATGAAATCCTGGCGGTGCACGTCCTGGAGCACCTCAACCCCTACAACATCAATCAGATCCTGGCGGAGTGGTATCGGGTGCTCAAGCCCCTGGGCAAGCTGGTTCTAGAGCTTCCCGACATCGAGGGGTTGTGCCGAGCCTTCATGGAGTCTGACAAAGGCCAGCGTTACCATCTGATCAACTGTATCTATGGGACTGGCACCCTTGGGCAGCCTAGCTTTACTCCGCACCTGTTCGGCTGGTATTACGAGATCCTGCACGACCACCTGGCTCCCCTGGGCTTCGGCAACATTAGCAAGCAAGAGCCCCAGTTTGATCATTGGGGCGTCAACTTCCGTCTGGAAGCTCACAAGATGCCCCAGGGGTTCTTCTCGGAACTCAATGGCATCGTTTATCGCCAGATGGTAGAACGGATGCCCGATAACGGCACGCTGGTGGAGCTTGGAACCTGGAAGGGCCGCAGTCTCGCTTACGTGGCCGACCTGGTGAAGAGCAAGAACTTGCGGGTGCTGGCGGTAGACACGTTTGGCGGTACCCCCGGGGACCCCTTCCATGAGAGCGTTAAATGGGAGAACATCCGCCAGATCTTCGATACCAACATTCGCCTGATGGGCCTGGAGAACCATGTAGATACCCTACAAGGGATGACGGTGGAGATGGCCAAGTCAGTGCCAGATGGCTCTGTTGACCTGGTCTTCGTCGACGCCGACCACTCCTATGAGGCAGTTCGCGACGATATCGCGGCCTGGCGGCCCAAGCTTACCCCAAAGGGTGAGATGTGCGGGCATGACTATGTCGAGCATTGTGGCGTGCCCAGGGCAGTCCAGGAGGCATTTGGGACGAACCACTCTCACCAGTGGGACGTGTGGTTCGCCCACGAGGCAGCGATTGCTATGCCCGAGCCCGCGATCCAGGCTTACCCCAAAACTAGCATTAGGGTAATCAACCGGGAACGCAAGGTCTTTGACTGTTTCCCGTTCTTCAATGAGATCGAGCTGCTTGAGATCCGCCTCAATGAGCTGAAGGATGAGGTCGATTTCTTTGTCCTGGTCGAGGCGACTGTCACCCACAGCGGTCTGCCCAAGCCCGCTTATTATGCCAAGCACAAGCACTTGCTGCCCCGCGAACTGACTGACAAGATCGTCCACGTGGTGGCCCCGCTTCCTGATTCCGCTGACCCCTGGGTGCGCGAGAGGGCACAGCGGGACGCGATTTTGGATGCCCTGGCGGGCCGGGCCAACGACAAGGATATAGTAATCATCTCCGATGCCGATGAAATTCCTTCGGCAAAGGCTGTACGCTCCTATAACCCAGAGCTTGGCATGTGCCAGCTTGACATGAAATTGTACTACTACTACCTGAATCTACAGGGTGGCGTACACTGGGGGCACGGAAAGATCATGCTCTATGAGATGCTCAAGAGCATCACTCCGACTGACGCTAGGTACTACCAGTGCCCATGGTTAGCTGACGGTGGATGGCACTTCTCGTATCAGGGAGGTGTCGCCAAGATCATCCAGAAGATCGAGAGCTGGGGCCACCAGGAGTATAATACTCCTGAAAACAAGGACCCAGCTCGTATTGAGCGGGCAATCCTGGATGGAGTGGATCTCTTCGGGCGGAATGATCGCTATGACCTGGTGGATCTGGGTGCCCTCCCGCAATACGTACAGCGGCACGCCTCTGACCTGGTCAATAAGGGTCTGATTCTATGGAAAAACTGACCGTAACTGCTACGATCTCTACTAAGGATCGTTACTTTACTACTCTCCCTTCAGCGATCATGGCGATCGTGGGGCAGACTTATCGCCCGTCTAAGCTGATCATCTTCGACGATGGCGAGCACCGCGACCTGCGGGAAGAGCCTCTGTACAAGAACATCTTCGCAGCCATGGCCCTCAAGGGGATTGAGAGTTGGGTGGAATTCAGCCCGCGTGCCGGGCAGGTACGAAATCACCAGCGAGCAATCTCGCTAGCCCAGACTGACTTGATCTGGAGGGTAGACGACGATAACGTCCCGGAGCCCCAGACGCTTGAAAAACTAGTCGGCTGCCTGCAATCCGATCCCAAGATTGGTGCGGTGGGCGGTAGGATTATTATTCCTTCTATGGGGGTAATTTCGGCAGCCGTCAGCTCCAGCCGAATCGAGGATTTGTTTCAGCTGCCCAATCTGCAGTGGAGCGACCATAACGAGGAGTGCGAGGTTGATCACCTCCATAATTCTTTCCTCTATCGCAAGGAGGCAGCCAAGCACGGCTACTGCATGGAGCTGTCCCCGGTTGGTCACTGCGAGGAGACCCTCTTTACCTATGAGATGAAGCGCGCGGGCTGGAAGATCATGTTCTGCCCTACTGCCCTCAGTTGGCACATGCGTTATCCGGACGGCGGAATTCGCTCTTATCAGCAGCACGAATACTGGCAGAGGGACCACCATCTGGCGATGCTGAAGTTTAGTCAATGGGGAGTGCGGTTTAACCAGACCAAACTCTTCGTGCTCGATAACGGCATTGGGGATCATTTCATGTTCAAGATGGCTTGGCCCAGGATCAAGGCCAAGTTCCGCCAGCACAGGATGTTCTTGGCCTGCTGTTATCCTCAGATTTTTGCGGATGAGAAGGACGCCCAGATTATTAGCATTGCCGAGGCAACCCAGATCGATGGGGAGCTTGGTAAGTACAATGTCTATGAGTGGGCGGCAGCCCGCAACTGGGACAAGAGCCTGGTAAAAGCCTTCGAAGCGATGCATCTGGGAGAATAATATGAGCCAGCCCCTGGTCTTAATCAGCCCCTTCTCAAGCAAGCGGCGGAACGGAAAGCCCAATGCCAAAAATTACCCCTGGTGGCCAGAAGTAGTGAAGGGTCTGCGAGCAGCTGGCGTGCGTACTGTCCAGATTGGGGTTGAGGGAGAAGAGGAGATCGGGGCAGACGATCGCAAGGTCGGCCTATCCTTCGACCAGTTACGCCAGCTTCTGGATGCCGTTGATGGCTGGGTGGCAGTAGACAACTTTTTCCCGCATTTTGCGGCCTACCACGGGCGTGGTGGTGTGGCGATCTTTGCTGTCTCGGACCCCAATCTTTTTGGACACACTATCAACACTAACTTATTGAAGGACCGCAAATTCCTGCGACGAGACCAGTATAATAATTGGCAGGAAATTGAACTTAATGCCGACGCCTTCATCCCTCCCCAGGAAGTGGTTCAGAAAGTTCTGAGTCGTCTACCTTCTTCTCTTGCGGCCTAGCCATTGATAATTGTGGGGGCGGCACCATTCTGGACGGGTAGGTTGCGGGCTTCGGTGGTGCCCAGGCTGCGCGTGCTGGTCACGGCCTTGTTCGTCGTGGCTTTCTCTTGCTTTCCCGTGCCGCTTTTGCGTTTGAAAGCTGCCCCGAGATTCGGCACGACTTTAGGCTTTCTCGTGACCTCGACGGTGGGCTCACGCCGCTGGGGTGTGGCGGGACGGCTTCCTTTATAGGATGCCGCTGCTTTCTGGAGTTGGGCGGCCATGCGGGGAGCTTGTGTGATGCTGATGCTCTTGGAGGCGGTGGGCCGTTCGTTGTTCATGAGCTACCTTTGATCCTGGTTTGGATAATCTTATCTACCGCTCCTTACTCATCTACTAGTCAAAAATGTAGTAATCATGGGCGCAAATCGCATCATTGATCAGATGAGCCAGTTGGCGGATGTAAACATTAATAATCCGCAAGCCGGTCAAGTTCTGATCTTCGACAACCAGGGCAAGGTCATCAATCAGTCCCTTGAGCTGATGGCTGGATATTCTGGTTATTCTGGCCAAAGCGGATACTCGGGCTACTCTGGCTTGGGAGTCTCGGGGTACAGTGGCTACAGCGGCTTGGGCTCTTCAGGGTATAGTGGTTACTCGGGAGATTCCGGGCGTAGCGGATATTCTGGCTATAGCGGCTCGGGTGTCTCCGGGTACTCTGGGTACAGCGGCTCTGGAGTTTCCGGTTATAGCGGTCAGTCTGGGTACAGTGGCTCTGGGGTCTCCGGGTATAGCGGCTATTCGGGGAATTCCGGGTATAGTGGTTATTCTGGTTCAGGTGTCTCTGGCTATTCTGGCTACAGCGGTTCGGGGGTCTCAGGGTATAGCGGCTATTCCGGCTCAGGTGTTTCCGGATATAGCGGATATTCTGGCTCTGGTCTTTCGGGGTATAGTGGTTACTCGGGGTCAGGGATTTCGGGGTATTCAGGTTATTCCGGGTCGGGGGTCTCCGGTTACTCCGGGTATTCCGGCTCGGGTGTGTCCGGGTACAGTGGCTACAGCGGTTCAGGAGTTTCCGGGTATAGTGGTTATTCTGGGTCAGGGATTTCGGGGTACTCTGGTTATTCGGGGTCGGGGGTCTCCGGATATAGCGGCTATTCCGGCTCGGGGGTTTCCGGGTACAGTGGTTACTCTGGCTCTGGGATCTCCGGCTACTCTGGTTACTCGGGGAAGAGTGGGTATAGTGGCTATTCCGGTCAGAGTGGCTATTCCGGGTACTCTGGCTCCGGTGTCTCAGGTTACAGCGGCTATTCTGGCTTAGGTCTTTCTGGCTATAGTGGATACTCTGGTCAGAGCGGATACAGTGGGTATTCCGGCCTGCCTGGCGACAAGTACGCCACTTCTTCTACTACGAGCAATACTAATAGTTTAGGGGCTCACACCTTCACGGTTGCTGCGGGCCTGGCCTATAC